TTAACAGCTTCTGGAGCAGCCAACGCAACGCTAGCAGCAACTTTTTCTGGCACATATTTACCTGGTTTTGTAAATCTAGCAATACCTTCAGATGATTTTTCTAAGAAATTTTTTTGAACGGGTCTGACTTTTCCAGTCGCATCAAGAATTGATGAAGGTTGTCTGTTTTTTGTATAAGCTTTTGAGATATTCATTAAAGTCCTTGGAGCTTGTAATATGGGCAGACCTGCTTCAACAATACCCAAACCTGCTTTTGCATAATCTTCATCACGAATACCTTCGTACACATTTTTAGCACCTAGTCCCGCAATAACGCCTTCACCAGTGGCAATAAGCGGACCTCCAATTTTACTTTTTTCTACATAATCATAGGCTCTGCCTAAACCTTTAAAAGGTTTAGATCCGTAATCTGCTGTTGTTTTCGCAACTTTTTTACCAGTTTTTATAGCTTTATAAATTTCTGGAGAGTATTTAAGTAATCCCTCTAATATATATTTAGCTGCCACTATTTACCTCCTATACCAGTACCTGCAAGCATGTTATAGCCACCGTAAGCCACTGCACCTAAACCTGCAGCTTGTGCTAATGGATTGGTTCCAGGAGCCGTGGTTTGTGTAACCTGACTCGCTGCAGTTGGTAATGCGGTCATAATACCTTTTTGGAATTCAATACGCTGATAAGGCTCATAAGCTCGTGCTATGTCAGTCTGACGTTGTGCCGCTAATGCTTGTTGTGCCAAGTTTCTTTGTGATTGACCCACAGCCATTTGAGTTTGAATATCTTGTGTCTGCATAGCCTGTTGTTGTGCACCAAATGCGCCTAATTGTTTTGATAAAGCCATATCGGTTTGTATACCTAAATTTTGTTGTTGTTGTGCCGCTTGTAAAGCTTGACCATAGTTTTGTGCTTGAGCTTGACCAATAGCACGCTGGGTTGCACCCATTAGTTCAGCTTGTTGTACACCTTCACGACCGCCACCAAAAGCTCCAGCACCAACAGCATCAGCACTTATTTGATTAGCTTGCATACCTGATTGTCTATTGATCTCATCAATAACATATTGATTGTATGGATTTAAAAAAGCTTCAACATTAGGTAATTGAGCAGCTTTAGTTTGTGCACCAAGCGCAGCAGTTATTCCTTGATTAACAGCAGCTTGTCCAGTGTCTGCGGTAGCAGCACCTGTGTAAGCTTGTTGTTCAAGAGCCGAGGGACCTGCTACTTGATAAGCAGGTATGTTAACTGGTTGTTTTGTTAAATTTGCAGCTGTATCATATAACGCTAACTTACGCGCTTCGATTTCAGGTGCTTCTCTACTAAAGGTTGTTTGTGTTTCAGCAGGTGTTGATCCACCTGAAGAACCACCACCACCAAAGTATTGTGTTAAACCTGTTTCATCGTTAACAGTACCACAACCACCATGAGCAATAAGTAACTTTCTTTCATATTCGTTAACATGTGCTAAATGCACATCACCATTTTTACCGTGGTCCGTGATATCAGAATAAAGTTCTTGAAATAACTTTATCTTTTCTTTTATATTAAGTTTTTTTAAATCTATACTCATAATGCTTTCTCTATTTGTACATGTGTTTTAACATATCCCTTTGGTTTCATAACTTTTTCCCACCCTGGTCTTGCAAATAACTCCATTTTTTTACAATCTTGTTCTTTAGCCCATGCTTCTAAATCTTCTACATGGTGATGCCACCTATTCATTTGTTTGCCAGTCACGATTCGTGCATCACAAACTTTATAATTAGGGTAGCTTCTTATTTCAGTCACAACGGTTGCGAGAACTTCATCGGTTTTATCAATTACCAACCAGAGTTGCATGGCTCCTTGTTTGCACATGTCTTTGATGTCATTTACATCAAACGCTCCGTTTGTCTCACAGGCCAGTTGGACTAAATTTTTTGCTAAAGGCCAAACTTTTTCTACTTCAAACTTTGTAAACTTAATAAATTTTGTTTGCATTTACGCGCTTACTAGATCGTATACTCTCTTTAATTGATCTTGTTGATTGTAAAAAAATGCAGCTCCCTTTTTACGCATATCTTTAAAGTCCTCAGGATTTGCACCTGCCATGATGCCTGCTCCAAGGATGGCATCTGCACGAGACACAAACTCACCATCGGCAAGTTGTGCTAACATGGTATCTTCATCTTTGTCACCAACACCAGATCCATCTTCAACGTATCCAGTTGCTCTGACATAATTATTTACATCATTCTCATCTTTTTCTATTTTACTAGGTAAATAGTTTACTCCACCCGTAGCATACTGTGCTATACCTTCAACAAAAGCACCTTCTTTAGCATAAAGCATATTGGAAAAATTATAGGGGTCCATTTGAGCGGGTTCATTTGAATAATCATATGCCTGCGTTAGACCAGACAATTTATCAGTTTCTCTTTGTAATAAAGCTGCTCTTTGTTCAGGAGTGCTTTCAAATGGATTGTATGGCTTTTTTACTTTTGGTGGTTCTAATCTACCCAACGCATAAGAAGATCCTAGTGTTGCACCCAATCCTAGTTGTTTACCTGGAGTGCTTAAATAATTACCAACATTTTGTAGACCTCTTCCAAAAACAGCTCCTACATTATCTGCGCTTCCTGTAATTGCACTTGAATATGTGCCAGGGTTTATAAACTTACCTCCCATTGCAATATCTTGTGCAATAGGTGATCCAGAAGCTACAGTTCCGGACTGTATACCACTTCTTAAAGCTTCACTTCCAGCACCGGCTTTTAAGGATTCTCCTAAAACTAAATCTTGACCCGCAGCTGTAAGACCTTTTCCTAAAGCACCCACACCATACGAAGTAGCAAAACCAAGTATGCCTGATTTTAATGAATCGCCAGTTGATGCGCCGGACATTTTAGAGGCTGCGAAACTTACACCACCGGCAATTAAAGGAATTGTCCACCAAGCCATTTATAAATCTCCTAATCTTATTAAGATAAGTTTACCCTTATTCTTCAATGCTATCAACACTACTAGGCTTCATTTCGTCCCACAAACGTCCTGTGTATTGAAACTCACCTACATGAGTTATATAGTCCATTATATAGCAATAGCACTTACCACCTATATTGCGCCACAGTTTACAAAAAGCAAAGTCTTCACCAAGAAAACGTTTGTTTTCTTTATCATAGTAAGTGTCAAAGAAGTTATACAGATAAGGTTTTTTCTGTAGTTTGCCATCAATTAGGTTCTCTTGGTGTATTTCCATATCTGGATAAGATTCAATCAAAGTATCAAACACTTCTCGTTTGATGAGCATACATCCAGTAGGTGCATGAGTAACTTCAATCACACCCTCACCTTCTACCTCTATCGCTTCACTATCTTCTAATCGCAAAGGGTAAGTATTGCAATTGACATGTGCTTCATGAGCCGTGGTTACTTCACCGTGTAGTATCTTCTGAATGAGTCGGTCGAACTTAATATCTTTTAAAGGGTAGGGCACAGAAATGACGTCCTTGTCAGCCTCAAGCATACTCCATATGCTGTCCGAGGAAAACGCTATATCTGAGTCAATAAAAAGCATATGTGACATTTCGCTTTTTAAAAAAGAGGCAGTACATAAGTTTCTGCCCTGTGTCACTAATGATGATTTTATCATTTCAAACATGACTTTGATACCTTTCTCCATACAAGCTTTTTGAAACTCTAATAAGCTTTGTGTGTAATGAATAGATACATCTGAGTGTACTGGTGTAGCTACATAGATACCTAGTTCTCTTTCTTGATTGAGCCACAAGGGTTTACTTGGATCTGGCATGTAAGGCTCCTTCTAAAAATCTAGTCCACTCAATAGATTTTTTTGTCCAATTATAAAAACGTTTGGTGTAATCTTGTTGAAATAAAAGATGTTCATAAATATTACTTTCATGTAAATGTTGTCTGCCTGTTTTTATCGCATAAGCAAAGTTTTCTGCTAATCTTTTATAGTTATTCGTATAGTTCACATAAATTGGAAATTCAGCACAAGTCTCATATAAAGCACCGTAATTAGTGGTTACACAATATAGACCAGCAGCCATAGCTTCGAGGGCCGAGATACATGAGGTCTCTTCCCAAATACAAGGGTAAGCAAACATGTGATAATCTTTCATTTTATTTAAAATAAAATCGTTAGACTGATAACCAATATAGTTAACATTAGGTAACGTTCTTGCTTGATCAAATAATCTTTCCCACTCTGCATTATTACTTTTAGCAAACTCTTCACCATACACCTCACAACTACTATAGACATCTAATATTATATCCTCATCTTGCAAATGTTGCATCGCTAATAATAATACGTTCAAACCACGCCAAGGGGTTGGTTGAAAAACTAAACGTAACGTATTACCTTGCTCGTAAGGTTTTCTTTCTGGAAAATGCGTAACACCATTTTTAATGACGTGACACTTTTCTGTCGGTACATCATACATCATACGAAACTTTTCATAGTTCCAGTGTGAATTAAATACATACCAATCGTATAAACGATGATTACTTTTATCAGCAAAGAAAGGTTTAATGTTAGGTTGATCGTAGCTATTTTTTTGCCACAAGATGTTAATCTTGTTTTCATCAATAGGTACTTTGTTTGGTATAGAAGTGCAGATTTGAAAGTGGCTAAGTAGATACTCGTCTACTCTTGCCGTTAAAAACTCATGTTGTAGTTCTGTGCCACCTTTAGGCTCACTCATTCGTCTCCCCAAAGAGATCAAGTTTAGGAACAATAATAGTTACATCACGTTGAATATCTTCTTCTTTGGTAGAAGTACCAGCATCTGCTATGTCTGCTTGGGCCTCTTCTTCAGAAGCATATTCTAAGCCTGACTTTTTATTAGTAATCTTGGTTTGTGATTCGCAATCAATAGTAATCGTCATGGTCGTATTCTAACCATTTTCTTGTGATCTGTCTAATTGAGCATAAGAGATAACACCTGATATCTTAGCTGCTGTTTCTGCAGTCATTTTAAGAATATCACCTTCTTCTAATACAAGCGTATTCGTTATAATATCAGTAGTGCTAACGGCAGCAATGTCTTGGTTGCCAAAGGTGTGCGTGGCTGATGCAGAAGTATCGGTTAGCTTTGTGGTCAAAGTGACTGCACTACTGTGTATATTGACGGCTTGTATTTGTTTAATTAACAACCTTGCATCACTGGGTGCAGTTAACACAGAAGTCTCATCGGTATTAGCTAAAGTAAATCCTTGATTTTTGTATTGTATAGTCATGAGATAAACCAGTTAAAAGCGTCTTGCTCGTTTTTAAGATCTGTTTGAAACGAAAAATTAAGTTGATTTTTTAAAGTATCAAGAGCCTCCATAATCTGTCTTTGATTAGACTGATCATACTCTGGTTTTGGCTCTGGAATAGTAATAAGTATTTTAGCCATTATCTTCTCCCGTCTGGTTGCACATCTGCTCTAAATGAACCAAATCGCCAGTTCTGATCTGTAGAAGTATTTTCTATTTTTAATGAAGCAAATCGACCTCTTGCTCTGGTGTCTATCTTTTTGGTTGATGAGCTTACCGTAAATGGACCTAGTGATGAACTAGCTTCTGTCTCAGCAGGAAAGTCTTTTAGTTGTATAGTAACTGTCGCATTACCACTTAGTATCTTAAAGTCTGGTAAGAAACGTCTAATCTTAATAAAGTTCTCGCCTTGCCCACCTTGGTCATCTAAAGTAAAATCACCTGACTCAATAAAAGCATCAATACTAGCGGTTGCGTTACCATTTTGATCTGCTTGATTAACCCCTTTTTCATGTTCATATATTTGAGATGCTCCATTTGTATTACTTACTCCTTGTATAGTTGGAAAGGTTGGTGTACCCGTTGAAGTAAATTCAGAAGCAATTGGTCTTTCAAATAAAGTTTTATCCATGTAAGCAGTTCTTGCTAACGAACTGGTAGTCCATGCCCCCTCTCGATAATTTAAAGTTACACATCGGTCAATTTGTGAAGAACCTGCTTTTGGGTAAAACCAATTTATTTCAGTAAATAATGAATTAAAATTACAATAAACTATTTCGCCAGCATCATAATTAATACCTAAGTCATCACTATCTACATTAGTAAATACAAAGTCTTCTACCGAACAAGGTATTCTTTTTACTGTACCATCATAAGCAAAAAAACCACCGCCTTGACCCATCCAATAAACAATACCATCGACGTGTACGATTGCGTGTTGCCCAATCAAACCACAGTTAGATCCGACTTGTTGAATATTAAAAGTAAAAGGTGGTCCAACGAACTGCATAGTGTAAGCAGCAGTATCAGTTAATATTAAAATATAATCTTTTGCTCTTACTGCTCCTTCTATTTTTGTTCCCGAGTCTAATCTAAAAGTTCCAGCAGTATTAGTAGAAACAGGGGTATAGTCAGTTCTATCTTCTTGATCACTAAAACGAATAAATAATTTATCTTGTGTACTTGCTGTGCCCACTGTAGTTTCTGTGCCTAAATGTATTAAATGTCTGTCTCGACCTGATACTAAGGTCATCACACTAGCTGTTGGGTTATTACTTGATACTGTAGCCCTAGTAGTCAAGCCACTTGACGGACTCCATTCAAAAGTTTTTTTATTTTTTACTGTACCTACTAGAATCTCACCAAAATTATCCAATGCCCAGTTTGCAGGATCAAGCGTTACATCAGTAGTCGCTGCGGCATTACCCCATGCAACAAAGTTAGTAGCATCTGTTACCACTGCTGCATCATCATGTGCTGCTCTGGTTGAACCTAAGGCTGCTCTCGTAATACCTGTTAAATTTTGACTTGATATACCTGTGTAAGTAATTAATTCTGAACCTACTAAAATGTGTCCAGCTGTACTAAATCCAGAAACAGAAGTAAGCGTTACCGCTGTACCAGACCCACCTGTACCTGCGGTGTTGTCACCCAAAGCACCATCAAGATCATTTTTAGTTAAAGATATAGTTTCACCACCCCATTGAGCTACCCCATAACCATAACCAGGTGTTGCTATTGCTGGACCAAATTTAACATACGGATTTACATTACAGCCCGTTGCACCTGTAACACCAGCCCCAGATTCAACTTTGCTCATAGTTACGGTAAAGGTGTCGGTGGCTACTGTAACCACTTCAAAGGTATTGGTCGTAAAATCAGTAGCAACAAAACCAGTGCCAGAACCTGGAATAGTCATATTGCTAAAAGTAAATAGATCACCTGCAGCTAAACCATGTCCTGCTTTGTTAACAGTCAGAGTCGCTGAATTGTTTGTTGTAGTATAAGTACAAGAAGTTAGAGCGGTGTCTAAAGGAGTAATATCATAAAAAGCACGTCCATAATAAATAACTAAAAGCCTATGAGTTGCAATGGCTAAATACCTATTACCATCTAAATCAGACCAATTGTGTATATCACGAGTAACACCTGTTACAGTGTCTCCAGATGTTTTTTCCCACCCACCTATTTTTTCTGGTTCGCCATAACGAAAACGTACAAAGTCACCATCTGTCCAAGTGTATTCGGCAGATGATTGTGTCATCTGCTTGTTGAAACCAGGTTTGAAAGGGACTTTAACTAATGGCATAAAGACTCCTATGTTTTAATCATAAATTTTAAACATAAATAAGGTTGCAGATTAGCATTTGTTGCACTAGAACCATTAGAGGCAATAGATGTGCTAACAGTTATACCTGTTGTTTTAGTATCCGTATTACCTACAGCTGACTGTGAAGGAGTTCCTGTTGTTGCTGTTTGTATAAAACCACCATTATTAGCAAAAGCTCCAGAAAGAGTTGGTAATACATTATGGAAATGACCTGAGTCACTTACCGAAGAAGTAGCAGTGTGGTTATGACTTACTAATGTAGCATCTGCACTACCACCTGTTGCAGCTAATGAAACTGAAGATGATTTACCATAAATTACTTTATCTTTTAAATCAGGTAGCGTAAATGTTGAAGAACCATCACCTGCCCCATAAGTTGTGCCAATTAAAGTAAACAGAGTAGCATAGGTAGAACGAGACACTGCACTACCATCACACTCCAAATAACCTGTTGGAGCTGTGCCATGTGTGTACGGAACAATTGTACCTGTCGCTACATAAGTAGCTCCACTTATATTAGCTCCTGTAAAATTATATTTTGTTGCTTCATATGTTGCCATTATTTATCCCTAAATGTCCAGCCTACAGTAGCATCACCAGAATACACTAATGTGAATCCAGCACCTTCTGTGGCGACTGTAAGATCTGCAGCTGCATTTACAATATTTGAGCTGTTACGACCTACAGTTAAATTATTTGTATCAAAGGTATATCTTGCATCTAAAAAAGTAACTTCATCCCCTGCTGCGGGTGAAGCTGGTAAAGTTAAAGTCACCGCACCACCAGAAGTGTTAACTAGTAATTGAGCTCCCGCTTGTACAGTTTCAGCAGCAGATACCGCTCTCCAAAATTTAGTTTCTTGATCTTTAACTATATCAGTGCCATTAGAATGACAAATATAATGATGACCCTCACATAGTTTAAAACCTGTTTGACTGGTCACTTTAAAAGTAAGAGTGTAACCAGCATGATCAGTACCATCAATAATATTAAAAAACTTTTCAATACTTGCAGGCATATTAACGGTTCGATTGGCTGCTAGAGTACCTGTAAATTTAATACTCATATTTCTTGCATTAGATACTGCTGCATTAGACATAGCCAAAGTGACATCGCTAGAGGCAACAGATATTTCTTCATATCCAGCTATTGCTTGTTGAATAACGTTAAAATTATTATTGGTTTTATCACCCCATGTTCCAGGGTTTTCTCCAGTTACTTGTAGTTCAAATTTTAAATCACTTGAGTACGATGATGCCATAATTACCTACTTTGTATGTTTATATTCATTATAAAGTCGTTATGCAACCTTTTCAACCTCATCAACAGGAACCCATGTTTGACCTGTGCCTGTGCTTACTAGTGTCCATGTTTGGCCTGTGCCTGTGCTGACAGTTGCCCAACCAATACCATTCGCTATACCAACGCTACTGGTCAATCCAGCTGCGGTTGTGACTACATTGGCATCAGCGGTAACGGTTACCCCATTGATAGAAAAGGCCATAGCAGTGCCAGTTAAAGATACATTAGCATCTGCTGTTTGTGCAGATGAACCTGCGTTCATCGATAAAGCAATACCAGAAACTTCTACTATAGTATTAGGTACACCTTGTGCTCCAAAACAATCTTCAGCAAATGTGGTTGCACCAAAATACATAAGTTATCTCCTAGTCTGCGTCTGCTATTGTGTTACCGTCTATTGCTGCCCAAGCAAGTATAGCTTGATAATCCATATTTTCTGTATTAATAGGTACAAAACACACAACACCATCTATAGTAGCCATGACGCTTTTATTATCATCACCCATAAAACCTTTTTGATATTTAGCTGCTGTTACAATTTTATAATCTATTCCTACTCTCATAATAATCTCCTAAAAATCAGAATCTAGTGTTAATGTTGCACTACCAGATTGAAAAACTCCGCAATGATGCGTTGCTGTCATACCTGTCCCAGATACAGTTACATCTGCTTCAAAAGTTTGTGTATCAATATAGGTTGCAGAAAACCCAGAGCTAGTTGGTTGATGACTATTAGAATAAAACCAAGAAAAATTACCACTTTGTGTTGCAGTAGGAGCTGCTCTCATTGGAGTAATTAAACCAAAACTTGCTCTAGCTATAGTATTGTTTGCATTAGCTTGTCCTTTTAATGGTGGTTGTTCATATATTTGCAAGTATCTTTGACATCTTGTTAATGCTTGATGCGGTGTTTCGTGCTGAAATGGCGGTAAGGTAGCTGATGTATAAGTACCTATTTCCCATTGTACTCCTGTAATAAAAAAATTATCATCTGTGCTACCACCTAAATCTAAGTTAGCACTTGAGTAAGATTCATCTGCTGTTACTGCTTCCCAAGATGTAGGTGTATTACCACCTTTATAATTACTACCACCATTTAAAAACCATTGTATTCTTATACCTTCTGTATTGTCATTTGGTATAGCATTTGATGTATTACCAGCAAAATTTAAAACTTTCTTTTCCCATGTGTCAGCACTTGAAATAGCTACTAATTGTCCAATATGATAATCTTCTTCCATTCTTAAATTAACTTGAAAATTACCTGTCTTGTTTGACTTAACCCAAAAAGCAAGTGTAGTTGCCTCTGCATCTGATGTTCCATATTTAAGTTGGTTTACATCAAATCCTTCAAAATGAGTATTCGTTACACATAAGTGAGCTGCATCTGGACTAGCATCTGCTGTAGTATTTTGTATCTTCATTGATTTACTTAAACCAGAGCCAGATGGTACAGATGTATCTTGACTGACTGTCCATACCCAATCACCATTGGCATCTAACCTAAATCTATCTAATGTTTTTTGTCCATTAGAAGTTATACCTGTAACAGTACCTCTTTGATTTATCATAAATTCGCCATTATAAATTAAAGGTATAGCATTTTGTCTATTAGTTACATGGTCTAGATTAGATAGCGGTAAAGTACCTGTAGCGGCAGGAATGGTTACTGTATTAGTTCCAGCTGCTGCTGGTACGGTAATCGTTACGTCACCTGAAGAACTACCTTTTAATTTAATACTGCTCATTAGTCTGCCTCCGCTATCGTGTTGCCATCAATCGCTTCCCATTCTTGATATGCAATGTAATCTCTATTACTTGTATTAGTAGGAATCCAACTTTGTTCAACTACATTATCACTATCGTCAGTAACTATTTTATTTATATAATCAGTTCTTACTGCACCACTTTCTATTTCTGGTGGATACTTTAGTTTTTTATATATAATTGCCATTAATATCTCCTATAACTCTGAATCACATTTAATAAAAGCAGTTGTTCCATTTGTGTTAGCAACTCTACATATTTGTCCATCTGTCATGCTAGAATGACCAGACGTATCTAAATGCACATGTCCTAGTCCAGCATCAACCCCTGAATTTGCACCTGTACTATTAGACCAAGCCGCAAGAATAAAACCTGTAGCTACACCCCCAGCTTGTACGCCTTGACTGCCTGTAAATGTACCAGCAGCACTGGTCGTTACTGTTGGGGTAGCCCTCTTTGGATGAAAGCCAATTAAAGTTGCTACCCTACCACTACCATCTGATAAAAAACCTTGTCCGATTATGCCTGTACCACCATCGCCAGTGCATGCTTCAAAATATCGCCAACATCTTTCTACATTTTCAATATAAGATTCATGTTGAAAAGGAGCTATGCTGTTAGCATCAAACTCGCCTACTTCTAGCTGAACTCCTGTTAAAAATAAACTTCTATCTGTGCTTGCAAAGAATGAACCATTACTGCTTGATGTAGAGTTTGCATTTGATTGACTTGCCCAAGCTGTAGGAGCAGTGCCACCATTGTAAGTAGAACCTGCGTGTAACCAAAATCTAATTCTTAAACTTTCACCGTTATCATTATTAAATTTACCTGTAGTATCAGCAGGTATATTAATAACATGCCTTGTCCAACTTGTCGCTGTGGTAAATGTCGAGGTGCAATGTCTACTATTATCATGGTCTCTAAATTCTATACCATAAGTTACTGCTGCATCTGCTTTTGCGTAAAAAGAAAGAGTAAATACTTCGGCAGATGAAAAACCTTTCTTAAAAAGTTGAACATCTTGTCCCTCCAAACGATAATCAATGGTTAAAAATTCACTTGCTGCAATAGAAGTATCTGCTGTTGTACAGTCTAATTCTAACGCATGACTAAAACCTGCTAAATCTGTTACGTCAGTTTGTTTTGAAGTAAACCTACCAGCTCCTGCTCCAACTGAATGTCTAAATCTATCCACTGTAACATAGCCTTCATCACCATCTCCTAAGCCTGTTTCTTCAACTGACCTTTGAGCTACTGCCATATCACCGTTAATAATTAACGGTTTAGTATTTTGTCTACTTAAAACTACGGTGTTATCCGATACTGTGCCATGTAATGTTAGTGCCATCGTTTATACCTCTATCTCTTGTATAGTTATTGATGATGCAAATACTCCACCTAATCTTCTCGACCCAGCAGCTCCATTAAAAGTCGTTGTGCCTGATGCGTTAAATCCCACTCTTACTTTAAATGTTGTTTCACTTGTTGTTCCTGCTGTCATAAAATGAGTAAAGTAAATATGTTGCATATCATTTGCAGCATCATGCGTACCACCTGAACCAGCAGCTAAAGCATTTGCAGTTGAGTCTTGAAATAAACCAGCTACCATAATTCCAGAACTTGCACTACTAGCACCATGCCAAACTACATCTATTTTTAATTTGTTAGATGAATTAGTTGGAGTAATGGCTAAAGTCATATATTCATCGCCTTCACTATTTTGTGGGATAGTATCATCCTGTGGCATAGTTGTAGTTCCTGTAGCTACAGCTCCAGTTTGAGTATTGACTGTTTGTACAATTCTACCTGTAAAAGATATGTTATTACTTTTTGTACCATTGGCTTGTATCTCAACAACACCACTAGTATCAGAAACTATCTTTAAACCATCAGTTGTATCTGCATTTATTTTACACGTCATTATACTTTTTCCTTTATAATATTACCCATCTTTGTCCACTAGGGACGGTTACGGTTACACCACTAGCGATTGTTATTGGCCCTACACTCATAGCATTTTTACCTGCTGTAATTGAATAGTTAGCCGCAATATCATCAGCGTTCTCATAAATTGCACCACCACTAAAAGCAGTTGGGTTCATTTTCATCACATCCGAACCACCAATTCTAAAATCTATCTGATCGTCTGTATCAGCAGTAATTGAGGTATCGGCATCAGCATCAAGTATAAGTTCTTTGCCATTTAAATCCATACCATTGTTAGGTAGTAATTTACCTGCATCAGACCCATCTATAGTTAAAAAGGTGGTATCCGAAGAACCATCAGTCCCTTTAAATATTATATCAGTATCATTACCTTGAGCGTCAATAGTAATATTACCAGCAGAGGTGGCTAAAGTTGAAGCTGCATCACCAGTGCCAATATCATCTAATGCTGTAGCAGGAGAGGCGGCAAATGATAATGTACCACTACCATCTGTTTTTAAAACATGATTCGCCGATCCGTCTGCAGTTGGCATATTAAATGCTGTACCACCAGAAGTCATAATTATTTTGCTACCATCTGACGCTATACTTTCGTTTGCATCATGTAATTGTAAAGTAGGCGTTCCACCAGCATCCTCTAACAGAAGACCAGTATCGTGCACATGAGTTAAACTAATCTCATCATTCGCACCAAACGACAGAATCGCACCATCGTGTTGTAATTCTAAATCTTGTGTTAAAGTTACGTCGCCATCCGAACCAATTGATATAGCATCAGTGTCACTGGTATGACCTATGTTTGTGCCGTTTATAATTATATTATCAACTGTTAATGTTGTTAAAGTTCCTAACGAGGTAATATTTGTTTGAGCTGCTGTAGTTAAAGTTACATCAGCTATATAAGTTTTTATTCTTGAAGCTTCACATTTTCTATTAGTGCCACCAGCACCATCATCAACAATAATTAAATCAGCATCTGCTAATCCTGCACCTATGTCTGACGCTCCATCGATATCTAAATCTGCTAAAGCAAGAGAGCCATCTGGAAAAACAGGAGCTTGAGAAAAAGTAACTACTCCATTAGAGGCTATCGCTATCGAATCAGTATCACTGGT